GCCATTCTGCCGATCATTATTCGGCCCTGGTGGTCGCGCTGGCTCAGGAAGCTGCTCGGCGTCGACATCTCCATCGGCGTGGGCTGACCTAGGGCAGCCGCGCGCTCAACTCGCGGATCTTCTTCTTGTTCCAGGCGATGGCCGCGTCGACCTCGCTGCTCTCGCCGGCGCGCCCGACCAGCAGGCCCAGCTGCTCCTGCAACGCCTCGAGCTCGGCGAGCCAGCGTTTCTCCAGGTTCTGACTCTGGGTGCGGGCGAAGTCGTCCGGGCCACGGAAGTGCTGGTCGGCGTTGACGATGATCGGGCCGAGTTCGCCGTGCTCGGCGAACTCGACGCGGACGGTCTTGAGCTGGCGTGCCGTGTTGCCGCCGGCTGCCTGGTAGACCGTCGAGAGCACGGTCTTCAGGTCCTCGTCGTTGAGCTGCAGCCCAGGATCGCTTTCCCCGGTGAGTACGGCAACGCTGCACCGGCAGCGGGCGTGGATCGGCATCAGCTCTTCGATGTGGTAGGTGCGGGTCGCGGCGACCACGCACAGGCCGCACGGTGGCGCGCCGGAGCCGAGCTCCGGGTGCAGCACCCGGCGGTAGCCGAGCACCCCGCGCGGTTTGCGCTGACTCAGGAAACTGGTCACCTGGGCCCGGTCGGCCAGCATGATGTCGGTGTCGGCGGCCGCGGCCGCCCGGCGCAGGCCTTCCAGCGCGGCCTGCTGTTCGCTGACGCCGCGGGAGACGGTGACGAACCGGACGTGATCGGCGACCCGGCCGTAGACGTCCTCCGGGGCGACCGCCTCGACCCGGCTCGCGGCGCGTTCGGCTAGCGCCTGGGTGATGGTCCGGCCCTCGGCGAGCTGCTCGATGACGTCCTGCGGCAGTTTGCGGCGCAGCGAGCGCACGTCGATCGCTCCGACGGTGTCGGAGCGCCGGCCGGTGATGGTGCTGGTGGAACGGGCCATGTATGCGTCCGTGGTGCTCGCGACCCGCCGCTGGGCGGCGGTGACCACCTTGACCGCCTGGGTCACCGCCCGGGCGGTCTGTGCCGGATCCCGCCAGTCGGTGATCGCAGCGAACGCCGCCCGCGCGCCGGCCTGCGCCAGCCGCGACTGCTGGTCGCGCACGGCGGCCTGCGCCTTGATCAGAGTTTGCAGCTCGCGGACCTGGTCAATGCGCCGAGCCACGGTCACGCTCCCGCAGGTCCCGGCCGTCCAGGGCGTGATGAACGATGATCTTGCCGTGGCTGCCGTCGTCGGCGATCAGCCACTCCGAGCCCGGCCCACAGACGCAGAACTGCTCGTCGTCGACGTCGTGCTCGATGAGATCGCTGACCGGCACCAGATGCACGATCGCCGCCAGAGGCATGAACGACCTCCTCGACCCTGGCTCACGCCCGCAGTGCGGCGGACACACCGCCGGTGAGCGTGCTGTTCGACCCGGTCAGCCCGGACAACTTGGCCAGCTGCGACTGCGCGCCGGCGGCCACGCTGGCCGTGGCGTTGTCGCCGTTGTTGTTGCCGGGCTTGCCGACATTCGGGTCGTTGGACTTCGCGTTGGCGATGGCCTGCTGCTGCTGCATCAGCAGCATCTGCTGCTGCAGCAGGGCCAGCTGCTCTTCCTCGCGCTCGGAGGCCATCCGCTCGATCGTCTGCGGGTCGAGGTCCATGACGATCTTCATCAGCGATCGCCAGGGCAGCGTGTTCTGCAGCTTGCTGACCGCGTCGGCCTTCTCGCTGAAGGAGAGCCGGTCCGGGTTGGCCCACAGCGATTGGATCTTGCTGACGTCCGCGCGCTCGGTGTCGCCCATGACCGTGAAGATCATGCTCATGACCTCGGACCACAGCGGCTTGCACCGCTCGATGCGGTCCTCGACCTTGAACACCAGCGACTCGCGCTGCATGCTCGCGCCGTCAGCGCTCTGGTTGGCCCCACCCGGGTTCAGGTAGTACATCGGCGTTTTGGTGGTTGCCGCGAACTGGATGATGTCGCTCTCGTTGATCTCCAGGATCTGGCGCATGTCGGCGCTCGCCGACTCCCAGATCTTCGCCCCGGGCGGCAGGAACCAAATCGCGCCGGGGTCGCTGGTGAAGACCTCCGAGTAGTCGATCTCGTTGCCGTCCTCGTCCTGGGTGGCGATCCCGCCCCCGGACGGATCGTCCGGGTCGATCGCGGTCTCGATCGCCCGCTGCCGGAACGCCTGCAGGGCGGCCGTGCACAACCGGTTCAAGGTCTGGTAGTTGATCCGGTCGAGGATGTCGACGTGCTTCTCGTACTCGCCGGCGCCGTCCTTGTTCAAAAACCGCACCACCGGCAGCGCCTGGTGGCCCAGCGTGCCAGAGCGTTCCGCATCCCAGGACCAGGTCTTCGGCGACCAGTACATCGGGCCGATCGACTTCTCCCAGGCGCTGAACGGCGCCTCCCGGCGGGCCACCCAGACCTCACCCGGCAGGTACAAATACGCCCGGTCTTCGCCCTCGATGTCGTCGCGCAGGAACTTCAGGGCGGCGCGCAGCCGGTACGGGTCCACCGGGTCCGGTTCGCTGACCATCCACCGCGGGTCCTCGGCGGTGACGATCGGCACGCCGCGCTTGTCGTCCATCCAGCCGATGATGACGAACGCCTCGCCCAGATTCAGCATCAGATCGTGCACGTCGGCGGCCACGATGTTCATGCGGGCGCGCAGCCAGATGTCGATCGCGTCCTGGTCGCCGGTCTCGTCGCCGTCGACCGCGGTACGAAACCCCACCGGCTTCATCCGCTCGCTGACCGCCGATACGGCCAGCTCGGCGTAGTTGGTGCGGGCCTTGCGCTGAAAAGCGGTGAACAGCTCCCGGGCGACGTCGTTGCCTTCCGGCAGCGGCGGGTCGCCGTGGTAGCGCTTGTGCAGGCCTTCCAGCCGGTCGTGGCGTTTCTGGTCGGACAGCCGGCGAAACAGCCGGTCCATCCACCAGCCGGGAGACAGCCTGGTCTCGACGTTGATCGCCACGGGCGCGCACGCTCCCTTCGTTGTCATGGAGCGGAGCGTGCTGTCGCGGTCTACGGGCCGTCGCCGAGTCGTTCAAAATAGAGGTCGAAGGCATGCCGCAGCTGCACCACGCACCAGGGATGCCAGATGCTGCGCCCGGCAAGCCACCGGCGGCCACAGCGCAGACACATCGAGGCTGCGATCCGTGGCCGCAGATCCCCGCGGCGCACGGTCTCAGCCGGCGCGGGGACGGCCGGAAACCACCTGCGGAACGCCTTGCGCATCTGCTCGCCCCTTCCGGGCAGCCGCCGGCCGCAGCGCATTTCGAACGCCACGGCCGGCGGGCCGTTCTCAGACGGTCGGGGCCGGCTCGCCGCCGTCGGCCGGCGGCGTGTCGGAGCCGTCGGCGTCACCGACCGCCACGTCCAGGTCCACCAGCAGCTGGCGGGTGGCGTCGGCCTTGCTCTGCGCGGCGTCCAGCGCGGCCTGGCCGTCGGCGGAGAGGTTCTCGCGGTCGGCCTCCATGGCCGCGCGCAGCGCCTCGTAGTCGGCGTGGATGTCGGTGACGGCTGCGGCCAGCTCGTCGAACCGGCCACCCAGCTTGCTGATCTCTTCGGCCTGCTTGGCCATGCTGCTCAACTCCTCGAGGTTGTGAATGATCTCCAACTGAGCGAGCCGGGCCAGGTCCTCACCGATTCCGGTGAGCATCCTGGTGATCCGCCGCAGGTGGGAGTGCAGATGTTCGTACTCGGTCTCGTACGTGCAATCGCGCATGCAACGGCTCCTCGCCGCGGGAGGTGGACTTCCTGCCAACGACCAGGCCGCGCTGGAGTCACGCAGGCCCGTCGAAGCGCCTGGGCTTGCCGGGCATTAGCGGACGCGGCGCGGGATGCGCTTGGGCCGGGCGCCGGTTTTTACCCCGGCCTTGATCGCGTCGTTGCGGGCCTGGAACGCCAGCACCGCAGCCATCGCAGCGTCGATCTTGCGCGGACTTTTCGGCAGTTCCTTACGCAGAAGATCACCCTCGGTGGTTTTGCGGACGTAGCAGTTGGCCAGGTGCCGGCGCAGCACCAGCGCCAGGTTCTTGCCATCATCGGGGCGGTCCTCCGGCGGCACGATCGACAGCTGGCGCTGCTCCGGGACGCCGTCCGAGGCTGCCTTCGCGGTCGAACGGACCGCCAGGTAGAACGCCTCCACCGCGGCCGCCATCCGGGTCCGGATGTTCGACCGGAACTCCAGCGGCTTGCCGGCGGTGGCGCGGGCCTTGAGCTGGCGTTCGTAGCGGGTGTGCCACTGCGCGATCCAGCTCGACCACATCGCCGGGTCGCAGTAGAAGCCGACCACCTTGTAGGTCGCGAACGCCACGTGTACCGCGGCGTCGACACCGGCCTCGTCGACGCTCCACTCCTTGTGCGCCGGCAGGTCAGCTGGGCGCTCGTCGATGTGCAGCAGCTCGAGGTGGCCGTCGCTGACCCGGCAGGCAACCAAGGCTGTGCTGTCGTCGTTGATCGAGCCGTCGAAGCCCAGGGTGACGATGTCGCCCTTCTGCAGGGCCTTCGTCGCGTCCTTGCAGGAGTCGATGTCACGTAGCGGCAGCCAGGTGTCCGACGAGCTCGTTTCGGCGTTGAGGAAGTAGCGCCGGCTGTCGGCCGGATCCGCCTTCAGGCTGTAGAACTCGTCGAGGATCGACGGAATATCGTTCCACTCGATAGCTTCGCCGAAGGCGTCCCTGATGGCCTCGACCAGCTGTTCCTCGTTGGTCAGGTCTGGCGCGTCGCCCCAACGGTGGTCGTAGAGCATCCTGATTCGGCCGCGTTTCTTTTTCTGCGTCCGAATCAATTCCGCCTCGCGGAACGTGGTCTCGGCGACCGAGTCCTCGCCGGGGGCGAACATCGTGGTGGTTTCGATGTACCACGGCTCGCTCGCGGTGCCACGCAATTTGACCAGGTTGCGGGTTACCGTAGTGTGCATTCGCCTAAGCTCGGCGGTATTGTACAGGTGACTTTCGTCAAAAACAACGATATTTCAAACCTTTGCCTGGTCCCCCATCCAGGCCACCTGAACGGGGGACCAGGCAAAGGTTTCCTTACCACCGTCTTTCGCGGCTGAGCTGGCGGTCGACGGCATGACGAACCCGCCGGCAGGCAGGTACACCCGAGTCCGCCCCGGGTCGATGCCGGGCACATGCGAGAGGGGGCAGTCCTCGTCGGTCAGGTTGTAGTAGATCGTGTCGTAGACGTTGCCGGTGTTGTGGGTCGGCACCGCCCGGCGGCCCACCAGGAATAGGTGGTCGTCGGTATCGATACCGATGCACTTGACCGGGACGGATTCGACCCGCTCCACCAGCGAAACGTGCCGGCGGCGCGAGCGCGCGTTATCGCCCAGCATGTCGAGCTTCGCGACCTTGTGCGCCAGGCGTGCCGGCGGCTTGCTGGCAC